TCTCGGTCTTCACCGCCTTGAACGCGATCTGCTCGACCGTGCCGTCGGCCTTGGCGTAGTCGAAGGTGGCAGTCGGAACGCACGGCACGTCCACGATGCTGACTTCCACAGGAGAAGCCGTGTAGCGGTAGAGGTTGTCGTTGGCCGGGTCCTCCCAGCGCTTGACGTACTTGCCGCCGATGCTGAAGCCGGTGTAAACGCCTTCCAGGACCTTCGTCCATTCGGCGTCGTCCACGATCTTCGCGCAGCATTCGATGGTCTCGGCGTCGTCATTGAACTCGATAGCCGTCAGCTTGCCGGCGGCGATGTTCGAGTGCATCGCGCGGACGTTGCCGAGCGACTTGCCATTGGAGGCTTTCTCGATGTCGGCCGACCACTTCTCGAAGAGCGGCTTAGACGTGGCGTAGTCGAAAATCTCGTCCGCCTTGTCAACGATGCCGCCTTGGACCATGGTGCCGTAGACGAGGCGCTTCTCCTCGTCCACTTTGGTGATCGGGACGAAGAGGACACGGCTGTTCTTCGCCGTGGCGCCCTTCTTCAGCTTCTTCTTCATTGGTCTTCTCCTACAACTGGTGTGGTGGCGCAGCGGCACTCGGGATGTCCGGGCGTCGTCATGTCGCCGCTTTGAAACGGTTCTTCCAAGTCAATTGGGCCTTGCGCGGCGTTGGCGGCGCAGACTTCGCACGAGTCCTCGAGATTGAACCAGGACTTCTTGATATTCACTCCCGCGTCTCGTGCGGCGCGGTAGCTTTCGAGCGCGCCTTCGCTGTTGGCGCGAGCGATCTCGGTCATAGCGATGACTCGGGCGCGGTCCTCGCTGAATGCGTAAGCGGTCTCGAGTGCGCCGGCGATGTCCTCAGCCGACTGGCCAGCCGCGAGTCCTTTGCTGATGGTCTCGCGGATCATGCCGCGCGTGGTCTCATCAAGCAACGCCTTGCCGTCGGCCGACGCACGGACCAGCGTCCCAGCGCGTTCCTCGGACCACTTGACCGCCGCCTCGTTGACTCGGCCGACGAGTTCATCCGAACGCTCGACGCCCAGCTGGGCTAGCATGATATTGGCCGCATCCTCGAAGATGTCGACCATCTCGTCATCAAACTCCTCGTAAAGCTCGATCAGACTGAACTCGATCAGATCGAGGATCAAGCCGATCTCGTCGTCCGGGTCATCCGCCTTGGTGGCCTCAGACAGTATCTCGCTGGCCTGACGAGCGACTTCCGCGCCGACATCCTTGAGGACTTTCGCAATCGACTTGGCGAGACGCTTCTCGGCGCGCACAACGCGCGGGCGCTCGAGGTCGGCGTAAGGCTTAGCATTCTTCGCCAGCTTGGTCGTCTGATTGAGAACCACAAAGTACTGGGTGACATCGCCTGACGTGCGGCTGCCGACGATGCGCCCATCGGACAGCTGATAGTAGTTCACACCGTCAGCGGAATGCGAAGGCTTCATACCAACCGGCACCTCGGCGGCGAAGGTGTCCGGATCGATCATCCGCTCCTCGCCGCTGATGTCTAGCACAGCTCCTTCGTTGTCTGCGCCTGTGGATGCCCATTGTCCACCATTGGCAGAGCCCTTCGGCACTCGCGGCTGGTCGGGGTTGTAGGCCTTGTCCACAGGTGGGGCTTCGCCTTCCGCTCCCTCGGGCGTGGCTTGGTCCTCGGCGGGCTCGTCTTTCTTGGGGTCAACGCCAGCCTCCGTAGCTGCGTTCGTTTGGATCGGGCCGTTCTTGATGACAATGTAGCCCATGCTGGTCTTCATCATCAACTCATTGAAGATCGGGTCTGGGTCCGGGTCTTCGCCCATCCGGATGCGGCCCTCGTTGATGGACATAAGCCCGTCCGAGACATAGCCGGTGATGATTTCCTGCTTCTTCTTCTCGTCGGCCTCGTCCTTTTCCTGCCACTTGAATTGGATGTCATCGAAGCCGAAGTCATCCAGAATGACTGTATCCACCAGGCCCTTCACCCACTTCATCAGTGGCATCAAGCCTTGGCGGTCAGCGTCCTCGCCGGCCTGCTCAGCCGTCGCGCGGTTCATCATCGCAACGAACGGCTGAGCATTGATGGAGAACGCGAAACACACAACGCGGGCGAGCCATTCTTCAGCCTTGCCGAAGAGCTCGTTGTCTTTCGTCGGGATGTAGGTCTTACCCACAGCGTTGGGGACGAAGCGCGCGCGGCGGCGTTCGGCGGTGTTCCCCTGGAGCAAACCGTCGAACCAGTCCTGGAATTGGCGGATTTGGTCTGGCGTCCAATTCTCCGGCACGCCGATCAGCGCCTCCGGGATGTTGCCCTCGGTGAAGTACTGGAGCTGGAATACTTGACGGCGGAGCGCGATGTTCACCGTCATAATGATCTGCTCGACCGGCGAATAACCGTAGACCTTGTTGGTGCGAAGGTTGCGCGGCTTATAGAGCAGGTCCTGCGTGGTGTAGTCGATGGCCGGCAGCCCCTTCAGGACTTGTTGGTACGCCGGCGTCGGCGGCTCGGGCGTGCGTCCCCAGTCATCAATCACTCGCTTGATGGTACCGCCATCGATGGGCTCCAGCGCATAGAGCTCCCCGCCGCGGGTGCGACGGCGAAACAGCGACGGCGCGTCAATCACCAACAAGTCCTCAAGCACCATGCGGAGCCATTCGTCCCAGAAGTGCACCTTGTCGGGGCGGAGGAAGAAGTCTTCGACTTTCTTGATGCGCTCGGCAATCTCGCCCTCGATGCGGACCTTCGGGTTGCGCGGCACGATGTTCCAGTTGAGCGTGGCGAGCTGATCCTTGCGCGTCTCAATGACGATGCGGACCAAGTCGTAGTTGTCGGCGAGCGCGCGCAACACCGAAAAGCCAACGGGCTCATATTGTTTCGGTGTTTGCGCGAGGTTGTAGCCGGACGGGTAGTCGAACCGGCGGCCAGCTACTTCCGGCGGCGCGGTCGGGTTCATCGGGTTCAGGGGCCCGAACCAATCCGCGCCAGTACCTTGAACTACCGACCCCTGCCGCTTCCCGGTGGGGTCGATAGAGATGGTGATCTGGTACGGCGTTGCGGGGATGACCTGCTGACTCAGGTCCGTTTCTTTCCCGCCGCCACGTTTTGCACGATCACTTGCCACGTGGTAATCCTTGAGCTCTGGGCGGACCATACCATGGCACCACCTTGTCTACACAACCGCAAAAAACACCTGGACCTTCGCCATGCGGAGTCTACCGTTACGGGTTAGTGATGCCGTTGGTAGGCGTATCGATCCCGATGACTCCGTAAGCGTCCCAGTGAATAGCGAGAGTCTCGCCCGCCGCAGAGCCCGCGGTACTCGTCGTCTGCACAGAGAAGCCGCGGTGGGTCTGGTTCTGCAGGCTGGTGCTTGTGCAGTCCGCGTTGTCATTGATGTTCCGTGCTTGCGCGCCGGACGAAGCCGGATTGTAGAGCGTCACCCGGGGGTTGCACGCCATCGGCGGATTAAAGGGCACAAAGTGTCGGTGAGCCAGCGAAGTCCCCGGAGACGGCCATTGCTCTTCGCCTGAGTTAATACCCACCCCGGAAGCTGCCTCAATTGGATACCGGAATGACTTCCGGTACTGCTGCTGGGCTACCATGTAATCGTCTTCCCACCGGGGCCATTCGTAGGCAGTCGGCGTGCTACCCTCCTCGAACTTCATCTTGCAGAAGTCGCACGTCACACCCGCGGCCGTAGTCGTATCAAGCCAGATAAACACGAGGACATTGGTAGTGGTGCTCTGCAGCCCGCTGAACGTCCAGTCAAAGTCAGTCCAGCCGGTGCCGATGTTGAGCGAGTCGGACACTGTCTGGATGTAGAGCTCCGTGTCCGCCTTAAAGAAGTCGTTGACCACATAGTTAGTGCTGTTCCAGTTCAGCACCGGGTCTCGGATGTTGGAGCTAAAGCCGAAGCTGTCCGGGGTCGGGCAGTCGTACTCCACAATAGCAATCCGGATAGTCAGTGCTGTTGACGCACGCGCCCGGCCGCTGACTGTCAGATTGCCGAACTGTGCGAGCTCCAGCGTGTCCCGATTGAAGAACATCTGGCCAATCCCGTAGCGCCGCGTGTTGCCGGTGTTGTTTGCCAGCCGGGCATAAGTCGGCGTTTCGTCCGGAGCGTCAGCATACGTCTTGAATGCACTGTTCTGGTTGCCGACGTCCGAGTAGAAGAACCAGTTATCGATATAGTAGCCGCCGTCGTCAAAGTCGTTGGTCTCCCGGATTTGATCGATGAGGAACGTCGAGTTCCGGAAGAAGTTCTTATTGCGACCGCCCCCACCTCCCGACTGATCCACCCACTCGGTGTCATAGTCCGTTCCGCTGGCCTTCGCAAGCACTTGACCTGTGGAACCCCCCGGCGGCACACCTCCTGAGGGACCAGTGTCCCCGGTTGCACCCGTGGGACCGGTCGGCCCTGTCGCTCCTGTCGGTCCTGTTGCGCCTGTCGGTCCTGTCGGTCCGGTCGGACCCGTATCTCCCTTCTCGGCGACCAAGTCCCAGTACGTCTCCCAATCCACAGTGACGCCGGGCTCGACATCGGTGTTAGTCAAGATCGAGATGTAGGAGCGACCGTTGTGCTCGACTGTATAGGTCTCGATGTACTGAACCGCGGGCTCCCAAGGGCCCACCCAAACCATGCCCGGATCGCCGGCGGGGCCGGGTCCGCCTTGATCTGCAAGCAACCCCCACTCGGACGGCGAGCTGTCGGGCGCGTTGCCCGTGTTGTCACTGACCAAGCTGATCCAGGCCGAGCCGCTGTAGTGTACCGCGTCGTCTTCGGAATAAGTCGTCACGCCCGACCACTCGCCTTGCCACGCGATGCCCGATCCACCGCTCGAGGTGACAGGCTGCCAAACCGCAGGCGGCCCAATCTCGATCAATCTGTAGAGCGAGTTGCTGTCCACAACGGACACCATCATACCGAGCTTGAGACGCGGCGCCGGGATTGCGTCGCGCTCGTCTAAGTCGGCTACGGCCATGTAACCGCCGATGCCGTAGATGTCCTCGTGCGTGCCGTATCCATCGTCCGTGGTGAACGGCGCGATCTTCGCAGCTACGTTTGTGCCTGGAATAGCCGGCATTATGACCACACAACGGCGATAGCCGCCCCCGTCTGGATGTTGTTAAAGCGGATGACGTAGTAGTTTTGGACGTAGCCTTGCGCGTTCGTCACCGACTGCACCGCCACGTCATAGTCCGAGAACGGCAGACCGCCGACAGTGACGCCGGTCAGTGCGCCGAACGATGTCGGATAGACGTAGTAGGGGTAGCGGCCGCCCTTTGCGTTGT